ATATCAAAAATACTTATCAATGAGAAAACTAAAAGACCAAGATGATAAAAAGATTCAGAATATTGAAAATGATTTGAATAATATTAAAAATGATATTAATGAGATTAAAACTTTATTGAGGAATTTAGCAAAATGAACCCAGACAACATAGAACTAGAAAATTTGAGTAAAAGTTTTGAATATTTTAAAATATCATCTGAGATTGATAATATAGATAATATTGAAGATGTAAAAAATATTGCAAAATGTTACTTTAAGTTATATTTAAAGCAGCAAGAAGTTGTATCACAATTAATTATATCCAAATAATAAATATTTTAAAGGAGTAAATAAATGGCGCAACCATCTACTAGACAAGAACTAATAGATTATTGTAAAAGGAAATTGGGAGCGCCAGTTTTAGAAATTAATGTAGCTGATGAACAAATTGAAGATTTGGTAGATGATGCTATACAATTTTTCCAAGAAAGACATTTTGATGGAGTTTATCCTACATTCTATAAGTATAAAGTAACAGCACAAGATATTGCTAGAGGGAGAGCAAGAGGGTTAAATCAAAACTCTGTTGGTATTACTACAACTAGCGTAACAACTAATATAGTAGGAACTGCCACTACATTTTCTTATGAGGAAAATAGTAATTATTTACAAGTTCCTCCTAATGTTATTGGTGTCAATAAAATTTTCACTTTTGATGGAGCAAATACCATTACACATAATATGTTTAGTGTCAAATATCAATTATTTTTAAATGATATTTACTATTGGGGAACTACTGAACTATTAAGTTATGCAATGGTAAAGACATACTTAGAGGATTTAGATTTTCTATTAAATACACAAAAACAAATAAGATTTAATAAAAGACAAGATAGATTATATTTAGATATTGATTGGGGATCAGTAACAGAAAATCATTATTTTATTATAGATTGTTATTCAACTTTAGACCCAAATGATTATTCGAGAGTATGGAATGATTCATTTATAAAGCCATATTTAACTTCTCTTATTAAGAGGCAGTGGGGACAGAATATGATGAAATTTACCGGAGTTAAACTTCCTGGCGGAGTAGAGTTAAATGGAAGGCAAATGTATGACGATGCACAAAAAGAAATTGATGTTTTGATGGAAAAAATGTCAAATACTTATGAACTTCCTCCATTAGATCTTATTGGATAATTATGTTAAATCCATTTTTTCTTCAAGGATCCAAGTCAGAACAGAGTCTGATACAAGATTTAATAAATGAGCAACTTAGGATGTATGGGGTTGAAGTATATTATTTACCTCGTTATTTTATAACAACTAAAAAAGTAATAAGAGAACTTATTGAATCAGAATTTAAAAGTGCTTATCCAATAGAAGCTTACTTAGATAATTTTGAAGGATATGGAGATAATACAACAATATTATCTAAATTTGGAATACAAGCACTTAATGAAATAAATTTAATAATTTCTAGAGAAAGATTTGAAACTTATATTTCTCCACTTATAAAAAATCAATCAAATATTAAACTTTCATCAAGACCAAAAGAAGGGGATTTAATTTATTTTCCGCTTGGAGATAGATTATTTGAAATAAAATATGTAGAACACGAAAAACCTTTTTATCAACTTCAAGGACTTTACACTTATCAGTTAAAATGCGAACTATTCCGTTATGAAGATGAATTAATTGACACTGGTATAGAAGAAATTGACGATAATATCACCGGCAGTATTGGGGGGGATACTATTCCCATTGGTCCAATACAAAAACTACAGATGATTGGATTTGGTATAACGGCATCTGCAATTACAGGAGTTGTAAATGGCGGTATTAGATTAATAAATGTAACAAATAGAGGAGGAGGTTATACAAGCATTCCATCTGTAGGAATTTCATCTGCACCCTTGAATGGACAAACTGCTTCAGCAATTGCTAAAATGATAAGTGGAATAGTGGTATGTAATGACAATACTAATCCATCAGCACAATCGGTTCAAAGCGTCGAAATTATAAATCCTGGTTATGGATATACTATGACTCCTGGAGTCAGATTTATCGGAGGAGGAGGCAGTGGTGCATCCGCAAATGCGATATTAGGTGATGGTATAGTTGGAATCATTACTGTTACTAACTCTGGTTCTGGTTATGTAAATCCACCAACAATAACATTTATTGGAGATTCTACAATCTCTGCGGCAGCGACTGCAGTGGTTTCTACTGCAGGTTCAATTACTTCAATTAGAATTACAAATGCAGGTCTTGGATATACTGAATCACCTTTAATGACTATTGGTGACCCTTCACTTACTTCAAGCGGAAGTTTTATATTTAATGAGGTTGTATCCGGAACTCAAAGTGGAGTAACTGCTAGGGTTAGGTCTTGGAATTCTATTACAAATATATTGGAAGTTTCTAATATAAATGGTCAATTTATACCAGGAGAAAATATAGTAGGTTCGGCATCAAGTGCATCTCATTATTTAAGAAAGGTAGAAACTACTTCTGCTAATGATGGATTTACCAATAATGATGAAATCGAAGAAGAAGCAGATAAAATAATAGATTTTAGTGAGAGAAATCCTTTCGGAATGCCATAAATAGTAAATAATTAAATAATATTAAAGGAAGTATAGGTATGTTTGAATATTTTTATCACGAAGTTTTAAGAAGTACAGTTGTTGCATTTGGTTCTTTATTCAATGATATTAGTATTAAGCATACCGACAATAACAAAAATGTAAAAAGTGTTATTAAGGTTCCCCTTGCATATGGACCAACTCAAAAATTTCTTGCAAGATTAGAACAATCTCCAGATTTAAATAAGCCTATTCAGATTACACTCCCGAGAATGTCTTTTGAATTTACTGGATTGACGTATGATTCGACAAGAAAAGCAACTACAACTCAAACATTTACATTAAAATCTTCTTCAAACGGGACAGAAACAAAAAAAGCATATTTACCAGTTCCATATAATATGCAATTTGAGCTCAGCATTATGTCTAAATTGAATGATGATGCTTTACAAATTATAGAGCAAATTTTACCATATTTTCAACCAGCATATACTATGACAGTGGAATTGGTAAATGAAATTAATGAGAAGAGGGATATTCCGATAGTCTTGGAAAGTATCACAATGCAAGATGATTATGAAGGAAACTTTTTAACAAGAAGAGTATTATTATATACATTAAGATTTACTGCGAAAACTTATCTTTTTGGTCCAGTTTCTTCCGCGACAAAGGATATTATCAAAAAAACTACAATTGGTTATATTGCTGGAGATACTACAAATTCTCCAATACGAGAGGTTGTTTATTCTGCTCAACCAAGAGCAATCAAAAATTATACTGGAAATATTTTAACAACCTTGACCAAAGATATAGATACGGAATCTACATTAATTCACATTAGTGATTCTTCATCAATAATTTCTAATACTTATCTTGATATTGAAGGGGAAGAAGTATTTGTAAAACTTGTTTCTGGAAATACCATTACAGTAGAAAGAGGTAAAGATGGAACACCAATTACTTCTCATTTAATTGGAGCAGAAGTAAAATCTATAACAACTGCCGACAGTTTGTTAATAGAAGATGGTGATGATTTTGGTTTTAGTTGTTCAAATTCATAAATTTTAGCACATGACAAAAAAATTTGATAAGTTAAATCAGTCTTTTAATACAAGTGCTGAAATTATATCTAAAAAAATAGATACTAATATAGAAAGTATAGAGACAACTACTCCTAGTATTTCGGATGATATTAAAAAAGATTATGAATATACTAGAGGAAATTTATACTCTTTAATAGAAAAGGGTCAAGAAGCTATTAACGGTATTCTTGAATTGGCTCAAGAAAGTGAAATGCCTAGAGCATATGAAGTTGCTGGGCAACTTATTAAAAGTGTTGCAGATGCTACAGATAAATTAATGGAACTTCAGAAAAAATTAAAAGATGTTGAAGAAAATAAAATAAAAGGACCAACAACAGTAAATAATGCATTGTTTGTTGGTTCCACAGCAGAATTAGCAAAATTTTTAAAACAACAATCCCAAGAAAGTATAGAATAATAAATATAAAAAGGTACTTAATATAGTTCGATGCCTAGGTTGAAATCTCATAAAACAGTTGAGCAAATTGCAAAAAAACATCGTCTTGATGTTTCCTTTATACAAAAGCAACTTGATATGGGAGAACCTATTGAGCATGAACACACCAAAGATCATAAATTAGCAAGAGATATTGCTCTTCAACACCTTGATGAGATTCCGGATTATTATACTCGTTTAAAAAAAATGGAAGCATCATCTAAAAAGAATCATAAAAAATTTAAGGACGTAAGAGAAGAAACTAAATCAGGAGATGAGAGTCTTCGTGATTGGTTTAAAAAATCTAGTGGGACAGATCCAAAAACAGGAAGAAAGGTGAAAGGATGGGTTCAATTAGGAGGTCCATTTGCTGGTGCTCCCTGTGCTCGCCAGCCAGGTCAAACTTCTACTCCAAAATGCGGAAGTTCTAAAATGGCAGCAAATCTCTCTCCAGAAGAGGAAGAAAAAGCATTTAAAAGAAAAAATAGAAACGATCCAAATCAACCAGAAAAAAAGAACGCATCAAAACCAACTAACGTAAGAACTGAAGAAATGAATTTACAAGAAAAAAAGAAGTCTGGAAAAAAAGATGCTTGCTATCATAAAGTAAAGTCTAGATATGATATTTGGCCAAGTGCATATGCATCTGGAGCACTTGTTAAATGTCGTAAAGTTGGTGCAGCAAACTGGGGAACTAAAACGGAGGCAACCATGCACGAAGAAGAAAGATATTGTCCATTATGCGATAAAAGAGAAACAAGATCTGAGTGTTCTTATGGAGAGAAGGCATGGGATAAAGTCTCAGTTAAAGACGAAGAATACTCGATGGCAAGGTCAGAACTCAAGACCATTGAGGACGCAGTAAAAAGACTCAAATCAAAAGTAAATAGAGGTGAAGGAGATCTAGAGGCATGGGTTCAATCAAAAATCACTAAAGCAGCAGATTATATTGACACAGCTGCAGATTATGTTGCAAGTGGTGAGATGGAAGAAGAATTAAGTCCTAGAATTAATCCAGAAAAACACAAATCACAAAGATTGTCATCGGCAGCAAAAAAAATTGAGAATATGACAACTGCTCAACAAGCACAATTACCACAAAAAGCAAAAAAAGTTGTTGGAGTAACACTGCCAAAATTTGAAGAAAAAATAGTAGATAAAATTACTAAAGAAATTCTCGACGAAAAATGTTGGAGTGGATATAAAAGGAAAAAAGGAACCTCTAAATTTGAAAAGGGTTCTTGTGTAAAATCAGAAAATGTCACTATTGAAGACGCAAACGGAAATACATTTGCAGAAGTTATTGATATTATTAAACCTGAACCAATTAAAGGGTTTAAGTCTCAAGTAAATGAAGCAATAAGAATGCAAGCACAGACAGGAAATGTAGTTGGAGTCACCCTAAATTGGAGAGGAAAATATTATTCTTTAAAAATGTTCTTCCCTCAAGCCAAACTCCCAACACGTAAAGAAATAAATGATGAACTTCAAAAAATTTATCCTGGGTGTATCACAATTTATCATTCTGTCTCTGAAATCCAACCAGGACAACCTTTAATCCAGGCATTTGGACCTCAAGGTGGAAATACTGCAAAACCTGGAGCAAATAAAAACTATGTAAAACCCATGGGAGAAGAAGTTGAGGTTGATGAAGACTGGCAAAAAGTAAATCGTCAAGATAGAACCGATGGGTTGAGTTCTGCTGCAGTAAAGGCATATCGTAGAGAAAATCCAGGTTCAAAACTCAAAACGGCTGTTACTACACCTCCTTCAGAATTAAAACCAGGTTCGGCGGACTGGAAAAGGAGAAGAAATTTCTGCAGTCGTTCTAGGAGTTGGACTGGAGAAAGGGGTAAGGCAGCACGCAAACGCTGGAATTGTAATTAATCTTTAGGAGTTTGTTATGACAAATAATGATGTTTATCTTGGCAATCCTTTATTAAAAAAAGCGAATACCACTCATGAATTTACTGAAGAGCAAATTCTTGAAATTTCCAAATGCATGAGTGATCCTGTTTATTTTGCAAAAAATTATGTAAAAATTGTAACTCTTGATCATGGATTGCAACCATTTAAAATGTATCCATTTCAAGAAAAACTTGTAAATCGTTTCCATGAGCACAGATTTAATATATGTAAGATGCCTCGTCAGACGGGGAAATCAACTACCGTAGTATCCTTTCTCTTACACTATGCAGTATTCAATGATAATGTAAATATAGGCATCCTAGCAAACAAAGCAGCAACCGCTAGAGAACTATTAGATAGATTGCAGACAGCATATGAAAATTTACCGAAGTGGATGCAGCAGGGGATTATCTCTTGGAACAAGGGTTCTTTAGAACTTGAAAATGGAAGTAAAATCTTGGCTGCTTCTACTTCTGCTTCTGCAGTTCGTGGTATGTCGTTCAACATTTTATTTTTGGATGAATTTGCGTTTGTTCCAAATCATATAGCAGATTCATTTTTTGCTTCGGTTTATCCTACAATTACTTCGGGTAAAAATACAAAGGTAATTATAGTATCAACTCCACATGGTATGAATCATTTCTACCGAATGTGGCATGATGCAGAAAAAGGTAAGAATGAGTATATATTTACAGACGTTCATTGGAGTGAAGTTCCTGGAAGAGATGAGGAGTGGAAAAAGCAAACTATTTCAAACACTTCTGAACAACAGTTTAAAGTTGAGTTTGAATGTGAATTTTTAGGTTCTGTAGATACCTTAATTGCTCCATCAAAACTAAGATCCCTTGTTTATGACCATCCTAAGACTCGCAGTGCTGGATTAGATGTTTATGTAGATCCAGAAGAAAACCACGATTATCTTATTACTGTGGATGTTGCAAGAGGAGTAGGAAATGACTACTCTGCATTTACTGTTGTTGATATAACAGAATTTCCCCACAAAGTAGTTGCAAAGTATAGAAACAATGAAATAAAACCTATGCTTTTTCCAAGTATTATTGATGAAGTTGGAAAAAGTTACAATGATTCTTATGTGTTATGTGAAGTTAATGATGTTGGGGATCAAGTGGCAAGCATTCTTCAATATGATTTAGAATATAAAAATTTACTGATGTGTTCAATGAGGGGAAGAGCAGGTCAAATTGTAGGCCAAGGATTTTCTGGGAAGAAAACTCAACTTGGGGTCAAGATGTCAAAGACTGTAAAAAAAGTCGGATGTCTTAATCTCAAAACAATGATTGAAGAGAATAAGTTATTTTTAAATGATTATGAGATTATTGCAGAACTCACAACATTTATCCAAAAACACAATTCCTTTGAAGCAGAAGAAGGATGTAATGATGACCTTGCAATGTGTTTAGTAATTTATGCTTGGTTAGTAGCTCAAGATTATTTCAAAGAACTTACAGATCAAGACGTAAGAAAAAGGTTATATGAAGAGCAAAAAAATCAAATAGAACAAGATATGGCACCATTTGGTTTTGTATCTGATGGATTAGATAGTGGTAGTTTTGTAGATAATGATGGGGATAGATGGTTTGTTGATGAATATGGAGATAGGTCATATATGTGGGAATATATGTAATGGATATAAACAATCAAATAAAATTTGGTCATTTACTTTTTACTGATAGAAAATGTAGAGTATGTGGAGAAATAAAAAATTTAATGGATGGATTCTATAGAACAAGAAAAGACAGAGGTCCCGTAGCATCATCATATTCATATGAATGTAAAAATTGCACGATAAAGAGAATAGTTGCAAATAAAATATTATCAAAAGTTACATGTAAGTGGGAATATCCAGATTGGTAAATATTCACGTCAAGTTTCCCCTGTGTAAAGTATTTTTTTAATAAATATTTTTTAGATAAACTGAGATTTTACGGAGAAAAAAATGGCGACTCCTCAATTATCTCCAGGCGTGCTCGTCAGGGAAGTTGATTTAACAGTAGGAAGAGCTGATAATGTTTTAGATAATATTGGTGCTATTGCCGGACCTTTTTCGATTGGACCTGTCGATTATCCTATCGATATAACCACAGAGCAAGAGTTAATTAACGTTTTTGGAAAGCCAATATCTACAGATTCTCAATACGAATACTGGATGAGTGCTTCTTCATTCCTTTCATATGGGGGTGTTCTAAAAGTAGTGAGAACTAGTGGCACTACTTTAAATAATGCAAATGCTGGAGTTGGCATTGCTGCATCAACATCATTGAAAATTGATAATTACGATGATTATACTGCAAATCATTCAGAAGGAAATAATTTTACCTTTGCATCCAAAAATCCTGGTTCTTGGGCAAATAACTTAAAAGTTTGTGTTATTGATGATCTTGCCGATCAAATTATTGGAATTACAACAACAGATCTGGGAAATTTAGGAGTTGCAGTTGGATATGGCATTACTTCTGCATTAAATGCAGTTTCAATTCCAGGAACAGGAACAACTTCAACTTTTACCGGTTATTTAAAAGGTATTATTACTGGAGTGACTACCGATGCAACTAATCAAAATAGCAACATTTCTGTAAAAATTACTTCAAGAGTTTCATCATCTGGTACTGAAACGCAAATTAATTATGCTGAAGGTACAAATTTTGCTGCTTTTACAAATTCCTCAGTATTAACATTTGTTAATAATTCAGGAATTACGACAGGAACTGCAACTGCTGCTTCAATTTCTGATTGGTATGAGTCACAGACATTAGGTTTAACCAATACGACAATTTACTGGAGATCTATTGCACCAAAGCCAACTACAAATAGATACTCTCTTGAAAGAAATGGAAAAAATGACGCAATTCACGTTGTAGTTGTTGATGATCTTGGAACGATTACTGGAAATCAAGGTACAATTCTTGAAAAGCACTTAAGTCTTTCAAAGGCACTTGATTCCGTATCTGCAGTCAATTCTCCACAAAAGATTTGGTATGAACAATATCTTGCAGACTATTCGTCTCAAGTTTATGCTGGAGGAAATCCTTCAAGCGCAGCGGATGCTTATTGGGGAACCGCACCAAGAGCAACTGGATTTACAACTTATTCTGGAGTTGCTGCTGCATCATTTACTCCAGTCTCTAATTCAGATGGCCTTTGGGGATTAAATGCTCAAGATGTTACTTTCAGTGCAATTGGAAACAAAACTTATACATTGACTGGAGGGGTTGATTATTCCTCTTCAGGTGGAATGAAGGCAACACTGGGTGATCTAATTACTTCTTATGATAAGTTTTCAAATAAAGATGAAATACAAGTTGATTATCTAATCATGGGACCTGGATTAGATAATGTTGAAGAATCGCAGGCAAAAGCAGGTTATTTAATCTCATTGGCAGAATTAAGAAAAGATTGTATTGCCACCATTGGACCACATAGAACAGATTTAGTTGGTGTTACAAACACTACTACACAAACAAATAATCTTATTAAGTTCTTTAGTGGAGTCAATAGTGGAGTCAATAGTTCTTTACCATCTTCATCCTATGCAGTATTTGATAGTGGGTACAAATATACTTATGATAGATTCAATAACAAATTTGTTTATATCCCTTGTAATGCCGATGTTGCCGGTCTAATGTGTCGCACCAACATTGTTGCATATCCTTGGTTCTCTCCGGCTGGTCAGCAAAGAGGAATATTGAACAATGCAATCAAACTTGCATATAATCCAAATAAAGCACAAAGAGATAAACTCTATCCACAAAGAGTCAATGCAATAGTAACTCAACCCGGAATTGGAACACTTCTTTTTGGGGATAAAACTGCACTGGGATATGCTTCCGCATTCGATAGAATCAATGTTCGTCGTTTATTCCTCACAATTGAACAAGCACTTCAAAGAGCGGCTCAGGCACAACTCTTTGAACTTAACGACGAATTAACTAGAGCAAACTTTAAGAATATTGTTGAACCTTATCTACGTGATGTTCAAGCAAAGAGAGGTTTGTATGGATTCTTCGTTGTTTGTGATACCACAAATAATACTCCAGATGTCATTGACAATAATGAATTTAGAGCGGATATTTTCTTAAAACCAGCGAAATCTATTAATTATGTAACTCTTACTTTTGTTGCAACTCGTACTGGAGTAAGTTTTGAAGAGGTTGCAGGTACTGTTTGATAATATTATTCAACAAATAACTCAAGGAGGTAACAATCGTGGCAAGACTTAAAACAATCTCTGATTTCAAAAGTGCTCTAACTGGTGGTGGCGCTCGTCCAAATCTATTCGAAGTTGAATTAACAACTTTTCCAACAGGAATTAGTTGGGATGCAGACAAATTTAAGTACTTATGCAAAGCAGCTGCTTTGCCAGGTTCAAATGTTGCAAGTATAGATGTTCCATTTAGAGGAAGATCATTTAAAGTTGCTGGAGATAGAACAATTGATGCTTGGACAGTAACTGTCATTAATGATGAAGATTTCAAATTGAGAAGAGCATTTGAATCTTGGACCGAACTAATTGCAAAACTTGATAATAATTTAGGTGCTACAAACCCTAGTGCTTATATGAGTAATGCAACAGTTTATCAACTTGGAAGAGGATCTACACTAAACAGCACTGCAAATTCAGGCGCAGATAGTTCTATTTTAGCAGCATATCAATTTATTGATATTTTCCCAACAAGCGTATCTCCAATTGACTTATCTTATGATAGTGGAGATACTATTGAAGAATTTACAGTGGAATTCCAAGTCCAATCTTATGAGATTATAAGTTCATCTACGGCATCTAAAGTCTGATAAATAGACCAAAGGCATAAAAAAATAAATTATGGCAAGATTGTTTGGATTTTCTATTGAAGACGACGAACCATTATCTCCAGGCGTAGTCAGTCCTGTTCCCCAAAATAATGAGGATGGGACTGACCACTACCTGAGTAGTGGTTTTTTTGGTTCTTATGTAGATATTGAGGGAGTTTATAGAACAGAATTTGATTTAATTAAAAGATATCGTGAAATGGCACTTCACCCAGAGTGTGATAGTGCCATTGAAGATATTGTAAATGAAGCCATTGTATCAGATACGAATGATACTCCAATAGAAATTGAACTTTCAAATCTAAATGCTAGTGATGGCATTAAGAAGAAAATTAGACAAGAATTTAAATATATTCTTTCATTATTAGATTTTGATAAAAAATCTCACGAAATTTATAGAAATTGGTACATTGATGGCAGACTATATTACCATAAGGTAATTGATTTAAAAAATCCACACGAAGGTATTCAAGAATTGCGTTACATAGACCCAATGAAGATGAGGTATGTAAGGCAGCAGAAAAAAAGTGAAAAAGATAAAAATAGATTATCAAATATTAACAGCGATAATCCTATGGACTTTGAATTTCCTCAGATAGAGGAATATTTTGTTTATAGTCCAAAATTGACGTATCCTACAGGGAATCCTTCTTCTATGGGAGGTTCTCAAGGAATTAAAATGTCTAAAGATTCTGTAACATATTGTACTTCAGGTCTTGTAGATAGAAATAAAGGATCAACTCTTTCATATTTACATAAAGCAATTAAGTCTCTCAATCAGTTAAGAATGATTGAAGATTCTTTGGTAATTTATCGTTTGTCTCGTGCTCCAGAACGTAGAATTTTCTACATTGATGTAGGTAATCTTCCTAAAGTTAAAGCAGAACAATACCTACGTGATGTAATGATGAGGTATCGCAATAAACTTGTTTATGATGCAAATACTGGAGAAATTCGTGATGATAAAAAATTTATGGCTATGTTGGAAGATTTTTGGCTTCCAAGAAGAGAAGGCGGTAGAGGAACTGAAATTTCCACACTACCGGGCGGGCAGAATCTTGGAGAAATAACAGATATTGAATATTTTAAAAAGAAACTTTATAGGTCTTTAAACGTTCCACCATCAAGAATGGATGGAGAGGGTGGATTCAATCTTGGTCGTTCGTCTGAAATTCTTAGAGATGAAGTTAAATTTAGTAAATTTGTTTCTAGATTAAGAAAGAGATTTTCTTATATGTTCCACGATATGTTGAAAACTCAATTAATTCTAAAAAATATTATTACTCCAAAAGATTGGGATATCATGGAAGAACATATTCAGTATGATTTCTTATACGATAACCATTTCGCAGAACTTAAAGATGCGGAACTTCTTAATGAAAGACTAAATATGGTCCAAGTTGCAGAACCGTATGTGGGCAAATATTTCTCTCAAGATTACTTAAGAAGAAAAATTTTGCGCCAAACTGACGAAGAAATTGTGGAACAAGATAAGATTATGAAGAAAGAAATTGAAGATGGAATAATTCCAGATCCAAATCAACCAATAGATCCAAATACAGGTATGCCTTTAGACCAAACATCGCAAATGGATTTAGGACAACCAGTAATGGAACCAGAAATTAATGCTTCTTCTACTAAAGTAAATGCAAAACCAGCAGAAATGCCTAAAGGCGGAGACATATAAATAAAGAAAATTACTTAGGTATTAAAATGGATGACCTTCTTGATATGATTGTTGCTGACGAATCTCCTTCACAAATCAGCGACAAAATTAAAGAACTTCTTTTTACAAAATCAGCAGAGAAAATTGACGAGTTTCGTCCAATCGTAGCGAACTCAATGTTTAATGGAGAAACAGAAGAAGAAACAGAAGAATGAAATCATTTAAGCAATTCATCTCAGAATCAGTAAATATTTCTGGAGATTTTAACGGAAATCTTTACATCAATTCCAACCAACCAGAACCACAACAAGTTGGTGAAGAATACGCTGCAGATGTTTTGTGGCAAGGAAGTTTATATCGTTTAGAATTAGTTGCTAAAACTGGAGTTCCTTCCCCAAGAGAATTAGGTGAGCAACTGCAATCTGATTATCCGGGAGCAGTTGTTCAGCAAATTTATCCAGTAATGGAAAAAAACTTCAATATTAAAAATGTACAAAGATACCACCCATCTAAGTTGGAATGGATTGATTAATAATGGCTCAGTGGAATAAGACTACACAAGACTTCTTAAATCAAGAAAGAAGTCTTTTTGAGGTTTATAATATTGCAGATCACTGGGGAAACCAGACAGACTGGAGACCTCAATTTACTAACAACAATAGATTCAAAATATCCCCATATCAAACAGTATTTTTTAACACCTTCCAGTATGGTAAAGAGACTGATGTATGGGATGAAAGAATAGTTGGAGTAGGAACTGCAACATTTAATGCAAATGCCAGTAATATTATAATGCAAGTTGGTTCCACTACAGGAAGCAAAGTAATTCGCCAAACCAAGAATGTAATGAGATACATTCCCGGTAGAGGTGCAACACTCGCATTTGCAATTCGTCTTGATACACCACAGGTAGGTATTCGCAGAAGATTTGGATTGTTTGATGAAAATAATGGTGTTTATTTTGAGGATGATGGAGGGACATATTCTTACGTAATTCGCAGTAGTGTAACTGGAATTACCACAGAAACCAGAGTATATCGAAATGATTGGAATGGTGAAAAGTTTGATGGTAATGGTTGGACTGGTGTAACCGCAGACCCAACAAAGCAACAAATGATTTCCATCAATTATGAATGGTATGGTGCAGGTATAATTCAATTTGCTTGGTTAATGAAGAATGAGACTGTTGCATCTCATACTTTTGATAATGCAAATACCAATCCAGGAGTTTGGTGTTCTACTCCTTTCTTACCTATTAGACTTGAGATAGAAAATGTAACTGGTGTTGCAGGAACTCATTATCTTTATCAAGGTTCCAATTCTCTTATTCAGGAAGGAGAACCAGAGAAACTCGGAACTCTTTTGAGCATATCAAATCCCATCACAGGATCAACGATGGCATCAGCAAATACATTTTATCCAATTATAAGTTTGCGTCTGAAGAGTAATAATTTAACTGGTGTAATGCTTTTGAGATCATTACAGGCAGCAACTGATGATAATACGAATGTTTATTGGCAACTTCTACAAAATGCAACACTGACTGGAGGAACTTGGGTAGATCATCCCGATCCAAACTCCTTTATGCAGTATAATATCACTCAAACTGCAGTATCTGGTGGAAGTGATCTTTTGAGTGGTTTTGTAATTAATGGTAGTGGTGCGTTAGTTGATCTTGATATTAAAGCGGCACTTCAGTTAGGTAGAAGTGGCATTGGAACAATTAGTGATACTTATACACTTGTTTGTGCATGTCCAAACACCAACAAAAAAGCACTTGCAGTATTGAACTGGATTGAACAAAGATAAATTAATAAATAACTAATAAAGTCTTTATTATAATAATGCAAAGAACAAAAGTAATTGAATCTGAAGTTTCAACTGGTGCAAGTGCTGGTGCTGCTACAAGCATTGGTAGTGCAAGTTGCGTGAGACTTCATAATAATACATCAGGTATTGTTACTGTTGGTGTTTCAACTCAAGTTGGTGCAGCAACAACCGTGTTTTTTAGTATGCCAGGAAATTCTGTAGAGTTTTTAGAAAAACTCCCTTCAGATGTCATTTGGACTTCATCAGAAATTAAAGCATCAAAAGTAGGATTTACTAACTAAAAAAAAAAAAAAAAAAAATGAAACTTATCACAGAAGAAATAGAATCAGTACAAGTTCTTACTGAAACTGTAAATGGCAAAAAAACTCTTTATATTCAAGGAGTTTTCCTTCAAAGTGAATGTGTAAATCGCAATGGAAGACTCTATCCATTTTCAATTATGGAAAGAGAAGTGAAGCGTTATAATGAAAACTATGTTCAGAAAGGAAGAGCTCTTGGAGAACTTGGACACCCAGATGGCCCAACAGTAAATTTGGATAGAGTTTCTCATAAAATAACTTCCTTAACTTGTGAAGGTAAAAACTTCATAGGTAAGGCGCAAATTCTTTCTACTCCTATGGGAAAGATTGCAGAATCACTTTTAAATTCTGGAGTTTGTTTGGGGGTTTCTTCTCGTGGTATTGGTTCTCTAAGAGAAAACAATAATGGGTATAAAGAAGTTGGTGAAGATTTTATGTTAGCAACTGCTGCCGATATTGTTGCAGATCCCTCTGCGCCTGATGCATTTGTTCAAGGAATTATGGAAGGTGTTGAATGGATTTATGATGCATCAAGAAATGATTGGTTGATTGAAAATACAAAAACAAAAATTAATAACCTAGTAGATCAAAAATTACTAGAAGATTATAAGTTATCTCTGTTCAATGAGTTTCTAAACTCACTGTAATTTATTAAAGTATAAATAAATATAGTTTATAACTAAAGGTTAAACGGAGAGTTCAAATGTCTCGTGGAGATTTACAAGAAATGGAAGTAGGCACTAAGCAATCCAAAACCGCTGTTAATGCAAATGCTAAAGCAGCGGATGCTATGCCACATTTATCAGGTTCTACCCCAGGACAAACTGGTGGATGGGAAGATCTTGGGGGACCTACTCCCGAGAATTATAAGTCTGATGATGATTCGGCAAAATTAAAAACTCCTGGTGCAACCCTTAAGCAAGTTAAGGATGTTGTAAATAAGGGTGCCAAATCTGCTGAAGCAATGAAAGCAGTTAAAGAAGAAGAAGATTTAGATGATGAAGATCTAATTGATGAAGATGAAATTTTAGAAGATGAAGAAGTAGTTGAAGAGTCTGCAGAAAAAGAAGAAGAGACTCCTAAGAAAAAAGCAAAGAAAGACGAAGAAGAAGACGAAGAAGAAATGAAAGAAGAATTTGATATCGAAGAAGATGTCAATGCTCTTCTAGAAGGTGAAGAACTTTCTGAGGAATTCCAAGAGAAAGCACGCACTATTTTTGAAGCTGCTCTTCGTTCTAAGGTATATGATATTAAAGAATCTCTTGAAGAGCAGTATTCTATTGCTCTTGCAGAAGAAGTTGAAGAAATTAAATCTATTCTATCTGAACGTGTAGATGCATACCTTGAGTATGTTGCTGATGAGTGGATTCAAGAAAATGCACTAGTTATTGAACAAGGTCTTAAGACCGAAATGACCGAATCATTCCTGCAAGGAATGAAGGGTCTTTTTGAAGAACATTATGTATCAATCCCTGAAGATAAATATGATGTGCTAGAGAGCATGGTAGAAAAACTTGATGACATGGAGACAAAACTCAACGAGCAAATTGAGAAAAATGTTTCCCTTAACAAGCGTCTCGCAGAGTCGGTTGCTGATGGAATCTTTGAACAGGTCTCTGATGGTCTTGCAGACACTCAGAAAGACAAGCTCGCTTCACTTGCCGAAAGTGTTGAGTTTGAAAGTGAAGAAGAATATCGTGAAAAACTGGAGACTTTAAAGGAATCATATTTTCCTTCAAGAGTAGTTTCTCCATCTGCAAGAACTGAAACTTTGTCTGAGGGTCTAGATGCCACTCCCGAATCTTATTCAGATTCAATGGCTGCTTACTTGAAGACTCTTTCAGCATTCAGCAAATAATTGAATTTAATATGATTCAAACCAAAAACAAAACACTTAGTAAAAGGTAAAAGCAAATGTTTCAATCAGAACACTTGCAGGAAAAGTGGGCGCCTCTTCTCAACTATGAGGGTCTTGATCAAATCAAAGATTCGCATCGTAGATCGGTAACCGCTGTTCTGCTAGAAAACCAAGAAAGATTCCTCAGAGAGGAAAGCGCATTCCAAGTTGGAAATCTTTCCAACCTTATGGAATCTCCAACTAATGCAGTAGGTAATGGTGGATTCACTGGATCCGCAACTGCTGCTGGACCTACCGCAGGTTTCGATCCCGTACTGATCTCACTGATCCGTCGTTCGATGCCTAACCTGATCGCCTATGATATTGCAGGCGTTCAGCCAATGAGTGGTCCTACTGGACTTATTTTTGCAATGCGCTCACGTTACACTAACCAAAGTGGAACTGAGGCATTCTATAACGAACCAAACAGCGCATTCTCTGGACAAAACTCAGCATTTGATAATGTTGGTTTTGGTAGCACTGCTGCTGGTATTGGTACTACTTCACAAACAGGTTCTAACCCATCAGTTCTGAACCCAGTAGGTGGTGCAGGAGACCAGACTGCATATAATACCGGTACTGGTATGCTTACTGGTGATGCAGAAGCACTTGGCGATGGCGTAAATGGCGACCAGTTCAACCAGATGGCATTCTCAATCGAGAAAGTCACTGTTACTGCAAAGTCACGCGCCCTGAAGGCTGAGTACTCACTTGAGCTTGCTCAAGACCTTAAGGCAATTCACGGACTGAATGCTGAAGCGGAATTGGCAAATATTCTCTCAACTGAGATTCTTGCTGAAATCAACCGCGAAGTTATCAGAACCATCTATAAGGTTGCTGAACAAGGTGCTGTTCAGAACGTTGCAACTCCTGGTATCTTTGACCTAGACATCGACTCCAACGGTCGTTGGTCGGTTGAGAAGTTTAAGGGTCTTCTGTTCCAGATTGAGCGTGATGCTAATGCTATCGCTCAGAGAACTCGTCGTGGAAAGGGCAACATTATTGTTTGCTCTGCAGACGTTGCTTCCGCTCTGACCATGGCTGGTGTTCTTGATTACACCCCAGCACTCAACGCTAACCTTAACGTTGATGATACCGGCAACACCTTTGCTGGTGTTCTCCAAGGTAAGTATCGTGTTTATATCGATCCTTATGCTGCTAACTTGACCTCCGACAACGCAACTCCTGGTAACCAGTATTACGTTGTTGGTTATAAGGGTTCATCACCTTATGACGCTGGACTCTTCTATTGCCCTTATGTTCCTCTCCAAATGGTTCGTGCCGTTGGTGAGAACAGCTTCCAGCCCAAAATCGGATTTAAGACCCGTTATGGAATGGTTGCAAACCCATTTGCTGAAGGCAGTGATCAAGGTCTTGGAAGACTTCAGGTTAATGCTAACCGCTACTATCGTAGAGTCGCTGTAAAAAATCTTATGTAGAAATTTGCTACATACAATTCAAGAGACCCTTTTGGGTCTCTTTTTTTATGCTTGCATATCGGAATGAGTTATCTAAATAATTAAAAAAATCATGGTAGCTGGACAACCTGAAAATAGAAATTTTTTATCCCCAACAGGATTTAAATTTACTTTAAAAAGAACACCAAAAGTTGCATTCTTTTGCAACTCGGCAAACATACCAGATTTAACTCTAGGGATTGCAAATCAACCTACTTATTTGAAAGATCTAGATATTCCTGGGGATAAAATAATCTTTGGTGATTTAAATTTAAGATTTTTGGTTGATGAAAATTTGGAAAATTACATGGAAATCCAAAACTGGATAAGAGGTCTTGGTTATCCAGAAAGTTTGGGCCAAATATATGACTTCCGTACAACTAGTAGTATAAATCCTCCACGGGATGCCCAAGAACAAATAGGATTATATTCAGATGGAACATTGCAAATTTTAACAAGTTCTTCAATACCAAATTTTCAAATTATTTTTAAAGATATTTTTCCTTATTCGTTAGGAACATTAACTTTTGATGCTACAGATACAGACATAAGATACTTTACAGCAGATGTTAGTTTCAAGTATAGTATATACAATATAGTAGATCTTGGTGGAAAACCTTTATGAGTTTAGATCTTGATATGATCCAAAAAATGTGGGAACAAGATTCGAAGATTGATATAGATAATCTTCATACAGAATCGACAAACATCCCAATTCTTCACGCAAAATACTTTGAATTATATAATA